GATACTTTGTAGCTAATACATCTATAACAACAGTAAATATTGATACTACGGCATTTATCAGTACAGACATTCTTGCTCTTGCATTTGATATTGATGCTGGGACAATTACTGCGTACAAGAACAACGTGCAAGTGGCGCAGATTACTAGCATTACAAATACTGGTGACTGGACACCAATGGTTCAACGGGACGGTTCTAGTAATGCCGCAACGTGGAACTTTAACTTCGGTCAGCGTCCCTTTTCTTACACGCCCCAAACAGGCTTTGTTGCGCTCAATACGTTTAACTTGCCGGCGGCTACTATAGTAAAAGGCAATACGGTGATGGATGCTACGTTGTATACGGGTAATGGAAGTACACAAAGTATTGTTAACGCTGCGGGATTTCAGCCTGATTTTGTGTGGGTTAAAGGGCGCAGCACATCCGCAAGAAACAGATTATTTAATGTTCTTAGTGGTGTTCAAAAGGAATTATATTCAGATTTAACCAATGCTGAAGCCACTGATGTAAATAGCATTCAATCTTTTAATTCTAATGGATTTACACTTGGCAGTAATGATGCAAATACTAACACCACAACCTATGTCGGCTGGCAATGGCAAGCAGGGCAAGGATCATCATCCTCCAACACATCCGGCACAATCACTTCGCAAGTAAGCGTTAATGCTGCGGCTGGGTTTAGTGTGGTGACATACACGGGTAACGGTACGGCTGGTGCAACCGTTGGGCATGGGCTAGGTGTTGCGCCTAAAATGATTGTTGTTAAAGTAAGAAGCACAGGCGCAGATTGGTATGTTTACCATGCTGGAATGGCAAGCCCTAAAGATAATGTAATGTATCTAAATGCGACTAACGGAAATACTGCGTCATCCGTTTGGAATAATACCGCCCCTGCATCATCTGTTTTTTCATTAGGCAATGCTGGCGCTGTTAATGGTTCAGGAAGCACTTTTGTTGCCTACTGCTGGGCAGAGATTGACGGATTCAGCAAATTTGGGTCGTACACAGGTAACGGGTCGACTGACGGGCCGTTTATCTACACGGGGTTTAGACCAAAATGGGTAATGGTTAAATGGTCATCTGCTGGCGGCACAAACTGGAATATTGTAGATACATCCAGAGACACCTTTAACGAAGAACAAAAGTTCTTGGCAGCAAACGCCGCCGACACCGAAGGAACACTTGCGTTTTTAGATGGTCTTTCAAACGGCTTCAAAATTAGAACTTCTGCGGCGGCACAAAACTCTAACGGCGGCACTTACATCTACATGGCATTTGCCGAAAACCCTTTCAAAAACTCCCTTGCGAGATAATTATGTTTGCATACATTCTAAATAACACATTCCAACGCTTTATCCCCCAAGGCGTAGCATTTAAACTCAACGGCAAATTCTATGCCTCTGATTGGCTAAACCTGTCCACTCCGGCAGAAAAGGCTGCACTCGGTATTGTGGATGTTGTGTACGCACAGCGACCAAGCGACAAGTATTACTGGGTGACAGAATTTACCCCCAACATACAACGCTGAGACCAAACAGGTAGATGTTGCCTACACATCCACGGCTAAAGACTTGGCAGAGTGCCAGAAACAAGCCGCAGGAGAGGTTCAGCAGCAAACATACTCCTTGCTCCAGCCTACGGACTATATCGACCTACGCAACTTGCGTGATCCAGAGTACAAGTTAGATTGGATGGCTTGGCGTGATGAGATTAGGGTTCAGTCTAAGGCGCAAGTCGTTTTGATTACTGCTTGCAAAGATGTCGCTGATTTAGCTGCTTTGCCATCAGTTGAATGGGCTAAGAATCCAGACGATGAGCGTTTAAATTCACAGGTTTTAGAGCAAAACACTTTGCCAGAGCAGTAAAGACGCACTAAAATAAACACAAGCTAATCAAACTGTTACGAGGCGCAGCATGCAAGAAGTCACCCACAAAGAAATTTATGATCGTCTCGTACAGGTTGAGCAAAAAGTAGATCATTTAGATGAAAAAACCGGACAGGTGGTCAAGGCATTTGCCGCTGCGCAAGGTGCGTTTTTAGTCCTAGATTTCATCGGTAAATTAGCAAGACCGCTATTGTGGTTGATTGGTGTGGGTGCTGCCATAGCGATATTATGGGAAGAATTTTGGAAACGCCAGTAGACCGCTGGAGGAATCGCCGAAAGATGGCGTGGCTCTCCATGTTTGCTGGGCTGCTTTTCCCTTTGTTAATTTTAGGCACGGACGATCCCAATTTAGGTGCGATTGCTGTGCCTTTTTATATGTTTGTTTCTGCTGTGGTTGGTGCTTACATTGGTTTTGCGACTTGGGATGACAAGAATGATGGATTTAAAAACCATACTGATAGCGGCAGCCAGCGCACTCATTATCGGAGTGACCGCAGGGTGGACAGCGAACGGCTGGAGGCTGAACGGCAAGATTGATCGCATGATGTCTGAGTACAGTCAAGCGATGGCGCAAGCAGGACAGAACGCAATGCTGGAGTCTGCGAGACTTCAGAAACTTAAAGACGAGGCACTCAATGAAGCCAATCGTATCGCACAAAAAAACGCACTGGCTGCTACCGCTGCTCGTGCTGAACTTGACAGGCTGCGCCGCCAGCTTGCCACAGCAAATGATCTGTCCACCTCTACCTGTCCCTCCACCCGTGACTACGCCGCAACCCTCGCAACCGTATTCGGAGAGTGTGCGACAAGAATTGGCGAACTGGCAGAAAAAGCTGATGGACACGCCGCTGATTCCAGAACGCTAGAAGGAGCATTTCCAAAATGACTTATTCACTTTCAGCACGCAGCCTCAAAAACCTTGAAGGCGTAAATCCAAAACTTGTCGCTGTGGTTAAGCGTGCCATTCAGATTACGGAGCAGGACTTTGTGGTGATTGAAGGCGTGCGCACTCAGGCTCGTCAGGATGAACTTTGGGCGCAGGGTCGCACTAAGCCGGGTCAAATCGTCACATGGACAAAGGACGCATCCTCACACGGCATCCACAAGGATGGCTATGGGCGTGCCGTTGACATATGCCCCTACCCTGTCGATTGGAATGATCTCAAGAAGTTTGACGCAATTGCTGACGCAATGTTTGCAGCAAGTGCAGAGCTTGATGTGCCGCTGCGCTGGGGTGCTGATTGGAATATGAACGGGAAACCACGAGAACGTGGTGAGAGCGACTCACCTCACTTTGAGTTAGCCTAGATGCTGCGCCATGTTCAGCGTGCGCCGTGTGGATGGTTCGCAAGAAACTCAAGCCGCACTCTTGCGATGGCTGCAACTCGAAACGCTGGGCGGAGACGAGCCGCTGACAACCGATCAGGGCTGGTGGTGGATAGCGTACCATTTGGATCAGCCAGTAGGGTTTTGTGGACTGCGCCGATCAGCGCAATGGGCTGACACAGGCTACCTTTGCAGGGCGGGAGTGCTAAAGCAATTCCGTGGCAAAGGGTTACAGAAACGGCTCATCAGAGTGCGTGAACGCCATGCCAAGCGTTTAAAACTAAATTGGCTAATCACTGACACCTACAACAACCCGCAGAGTGCAAATTCGATCATTTCCTGCGGCTTTAAGATGTTCACGCCATCAAAACCTTGGGGCGCAGACGAGACTTGTTATTGGCGGAAAAGATTATGATTGACCCGAAACTGAAAGAGTATGCGACTGAAATACAAAAAAGACGCATTGACTTGTACAACGAATACAAAAGTTATGCGACAGTTGCAAAAATTGAGGGCGTAGACAGGCAAGCAATCAAAAAATCTATTAGCGGCGTAAAGGTGCGTGCTGCAAAACAAGGTTACTCACCAGAGCATGACATGAGTCACACTGTGCCTGATGGCTTTCAAGTCAAGGGAGTTTCCACCTATTACAACGCTGATGGCAAGCCAAGCGCACAATGGGTTAAGTCTGCAATTGACCCAGAAAGGTACGCAGAGTTAATTCAAGAAGCCATTGGTGCGTTTCTTGAAGAAGTGCCACGTTTAAATCCGCCACCATCGCCGCTTGATTTTCAGGATGATGTAATACCTTGGATTCAAATTGGTGACGCTCACATCGGTATGCTTGCTCATGCTGACGAAGTTGGCGAAAACTTCGATTTAAAAATTGGCGTAAATGAGTTGACAACTGCAATCTTTAAGCTGATTGACGAACTGCCATCATGTGAGCGAATGGTTATCAATGACCTTGGTGACATGACCCATTATGAGAATTTCAGCGCAACGACAGAGGCAAGTGGTCATGCGCTAGATTTTGATAGCAGATTTCCCAAAATGATCCGTGCTTACAGTTATGTTATGCGAGCAATTATTGAGAAAGCACTAAGCAAAGCCAAGCACGTTGATGTCATTATCAATCAGGGTAATCATTCACGCACCAATGATATTTGGATGGCTGAAATGTTGCGTGTGGCTTATGGTCATACTGATCGTGTCCACATATTGAACAATGATTCAGTCTTTATTGCCTATCGCATGGGTAAAACTTTGGTCATGGTGCATCACTCAGACAAATGCAGACCAAACAAGCTGGTTGGTGTGATGACTACAGACTTTAGAAAAGATTTTGGTGAGACTGAGTTTCATTACATTGATATTGGTCACGTTCATCACCACATGGTCAGCAAAGAGCATCCAAGCGTTTTTATTGAGTCCTTTAATCATTTGGCGGCAAGTGATCGATGGGCGCATGACGCTGGTTATAGGTCAAGAAAGTCCATCACGGTTGTCCTGCGATCTAAACAATATGGAGAGGTTGGGCGTAGATTACTACCAATTCAAGAGATCAGAGATTTGTTGACCGCAGCAGGAAAAGGCAGAATTGTGAAAAACAAAGAATCATTTACCGTATAATAAAACGGCTTTCAACAATGTTAGCGCATCGCTGAAAGCCTACCAACCAACCTATATGAGAGGTCTTATGGATAAGCATGATGTTATCACTGTGCAGGAATTGCGACAAATCGCCAATTATGAATCTGAAACTGGCGTGTTTACATGGAAAATCACAAGAAGCAGCGTTGCCCCAGCTGGTAAAGAGTTTGGCAGTTGGGATTTGTATGGCTATAAAACAGTCAGAATAAACGGAAAATCATACAAACTGCATAGACTTGCATGGCTTTATGTGCATGGCGAAATGCCAAAGAACGATATAGATCATATCAATGGCATACGTCACGACAACAGAATATGCAATTTGCGTGATGTCACAAGAAAAACAAACCTTGAAAATCAAACAAGATTGCACACAGCAAAGAAATACACCTCATTGATTGGCGTTTATTTCGATAAAAGAAAGAATGTTTTTTATTCAAGAGTTAGCGTCAACAATAAAAATATACATTTAGGCAGCTTTGACACTGAACAAAAAGCGCAAGATGCTTACATTGCAGCAAAAAGAAAACTGCACTCTGGCAACACATTTTAGTTGCCAGAATCGTGCTTATTCTTTTTGATCGCCGTACTCAACCTCAATCAATTTGTCGATGTAGTGCTTGGCTTTCTCAAGGTCTTTTGCGCCATGCTTTTCTTTGTGGCGAGTAACATATTTAATAATGTTGCCCTCCAGATACCCCAAGCGATTCAGCGTGATGTAATCCCAAGGTTGAATCTCTAATTTGTAATGATCCCCATCGACTTGCTTATCATTTGCGCTCATTTCTTTTCGTTCCTGTAAACGTGTAAGTCAATCTGCAAGCGTTCGATGTGATCCACCAGTTGCGCAATGTATAGCTGTTGTGCTTTCTCGCAAGCGTCCCAAGCGGCTGACCAGACTTCACTTGGATGCACATGACCGTTTGGTTGTTTCATGCGCCACATTGTAAATTCATTCAGGCATTTCATCTGTTTGTCCTTAGTTGAAGGTAAGCCATGTGAAGTTTTGTAACATCTAGCCTCGGTAGTATATCGTCCACCACACTGGCTGCCGAGGTCAAGCAGCCAAGTTCGTAATCTTTAAGCGGCAACCCTGCCGTACACTTATCCGCAATCTGGTTCATCATGCGGATGCCAGAGTGAAGATAAAGCAAATCATCCGTAAACCTTGGATCATGCTCAACGGTCATAATGACAACATTAAACAGCCAGCCAAGGCTATCAAACGCCTCTATACAAGGCTGAGTGCGTAGAGTCGCAATACTCATGTGCATTTGTATCCCGAACTCGTCATGCAGCGATTTTGTCATAGGAATCCTTATTAGCCTTGGTTTGTACGCTTTTCGCTTTTTCACGGATAATCTCTCGTTTGGTCTTGGCCAGGTTAAAAATGCTGTTGTTGCGTGTTGCGATCAGTCTAGCGTAACTGTTGGCTGACCTTTCTTTTAAGGTAAAAGGCTTTATGTTAGGCTTTTTGTCTGGCTTATTGCCCAAGGCATATAAAGCACGAATGTAAGTTCTGCCTAATGTTGCGTGACGAGTGTAGCTACAAACGTGGATACGCTTTGGCATTTGCTTGCTGCTTTTGCTCAAGCGAGATAAGACGCTGGCAACCTGATCGTGAGACAACTCCAAGCGTCTACAAATTTCTGCCTTAGTCATTGGCTCTTGCTCAAGTAAAAGCAAAATACGGTCTGTGGTGCTACCCCAAGCAATCATCCTACCTCCTTCATTAGCTTGCACATCTTGCTCCAAGCATCGTCCCATTCGTGCGTGTCATCCGCAGCACCTAGTTCTTTAGCCGTAGCTACAAGACGCTGATTAAGGTCTTTCAGTCGGTCAATCTCGCCAACTACAGAATTTTGATCTGCCGTATCAACATATTCACCCGCCATGTGCGAGGCTGTGCGGTCAAACCCGTGGTCATGTATAGATTTTTCGATTTCGTGTACACGTTCTGCGGATGTGTCGCTGTTTTGCAATTTTGTAGACACGTTTCTACATTTATATTGCAGCGTATGCTCCGCCACCAGTTGGGCAAAATGCTCAAGCCGTGGGTCTAGCCCATAGCGTCCTGATGCTGGTGCATATACATCATCGTCATCGTCAACATCATAGCCTAACCAGATCAGCCATTCGGATTAAATCGTCTTTGGTCATTGTTGCTCATCCTTTGTGGTGTCCCGACCATAACGCTTGTACATATCGTGCTTTGCCTTAATCTCTGGCAACTCTGATGCTGGCACATAGCCATACTTCTCACGCCACATCTTTTCGATGTTGGTTGCGGCTGCCGTGGTGTAGTCTTTGTTTTTTGACATGATTGATCTCACAGAAAGAAAGCAAGGAAAAAAGCACCAGCGGCAAGTGCTGCACCAAACCAAGCAGAAAAAGGAATCTTGTCCTCGTGCTTGGTGTAAAGGTTGGTATCGTGCCAGTTGTGGGGTAGTTTGTTGTCGTTCATGGTGTATCTCCTGATGGGGGCTTGCGCCCCCGGTGAATTATTGAAAGTCTAGCAAGGCTTGCACTTGTCCTTTTGCATAATAGTATGCAGACATTGACAGATTGCAGCCTACAGGGTTGTCCAAATTAAACTTGTCACGAGTTGCGGTAAAACCCATTTGGGCAATTTCTTGTTTTGCAGATTCGTATCCTGCAAAATAGTCAGCGGCAAATTCTTGGTGGGTGATGGTGTGTTGCATTTTGCTTCTCCGGTCTGTTAATCAGGTTGGGTTTCGTTAGTGCATAAAAAGAATTTTACACGATACGCAAATAAAATACATAGGACAAACCCTAATTGATCCATTTTTTACGCTCAACTTGATAAAACTTGCCCTTTCTCCTATAGGTAATCTGCTTTGGGGGCGTGCCACGTTGCAAAACAGCCACAGAGGATGGCAAATCATTCATCTGCCGTGAGTCTGCTCCTGCTCTGGCGGCGATTGCCAGTATGGACTCTCGTGCCTTTGTCCCTGCATAGCCATCATGCAGCACAGTGAAATACTCGTCCACTGGCGGATCGGACAACTCGCCATAATAAGTGACTTTAAGCATCTGCTTGCCATTGACCTTGCTCGTATGCACTCGCCATGCCCACAGACGCACGGACATATCCACAGAGTCAAATCCCATGATGTCATCGTTGCGCAAAGCAAGATCATCCTTTTCTTTAAACTTGAACTCAAAGCCACAGGACGGACACAGGCGAATGGCTGCGGTCACCACCTCATCGCACTCTGGACAGGTCTTGGTCATTGCCTCGCCCGTGCCTTTGCCTTTTCGCTTTGGCGGTTGGATGGCGGTGATTGGACCATGTGTGCTGACGTTGCCACCAAAGTCCAGCACCAAGCAATCTTTCTTGCCATCGGCAATTCGCAAGCCTCGTCCTGCCATCTGGTAGTACAGACCGGGTGACATCGTGGGGCGCAAGAACACAATGCAGTCAATATTCGGATGGTCAAAGCCAGTGGTCAGCACGTTCACATTGGTCACGGCTTGCAACTCGCCAGCCTTAAATCGGCGCAAGATGTCATCACGCTCCTGCATTGGTGTGTCACCCGTGACACAAGCCGCTTTAATGCCCTTCTGAGCGAATAAATCAGCAATCTCATGCGCATGGCTAACCCCAGCGCAAAAGACGAGCCACGAGCGTCTGTCAGAGGCTCTGGCAATCGTCTCATTGACAACACGCTCGTTGTTGTCTGCCGTGTTGACCACAGCCTCTAGCGCACTCGCCACATAATCGCCAGCCGCTTTACGCACGCCATCGGTTGAGTACGTTAGTTGCGTATGCTTGCTGCGTAGTGTGCAAAGATAGCCTCGCTTGACCAACTCCTCAATGCCCACTGGTTCGATCAGAGCATTAAAGATCACATCATCGCCCTTGTGGATCATGCCGTGCCCAAGCCTGTACGGGCTTGCACTCAAACCAATAACACGCAAATTAGGGTTTATTTCGGTCAAAGCAGCAATCAACTTGCGATAGCCACCTGTCTGCGTGGGTGCAACGGCATGGCATTCGTCAATAATGCACAGGTCAATGTGTCCGAGTTGTGTGCCTTTATTTCGGACGCTTTGAATCCCTGCAAAAGTGATCGCTTGTGATAACTCACGCTTGCCAAGGCTTGCGCTGTAAATGCCCATCGGCGCATCTGACCAGTGCTGGCGCAACTTCTCGGCGTTTTGCTCAATCAACTCTTTGCTGTGGACAAGCATCAGAATACGAGTGCCTTTGTAAGTTTGCACGGCATCCTTCACTAAGGCGGCAATGACATGACTTTTGCCAGAGCCAGTGGGCAAGACAACACAAACATTTCCAGTTGGGTTTTTGCCAAACCAATCATAAAGATCATTGATTGCTTTTTTTTGATAATCACGGAGCATTTTTTTTCTCTTTTGCGTGTAAAGTTGCGTGATCTTTTGCGCTTAATATCATTAAATTTGATGGGTGGTTATTGTGCTTATCGCCATCAATATGATGCACATGTTCATCACTTTTTAATTTCCTACCAGCAATTTGCTCTCCAATAATTCTATGCTCATGTCTGCCATAAAATTTTTTGTATGTATTTTTTTGTGCTTCAGAATTTTCAAGTTGAGCCATTCTGCTTTTCATCGCTCTAATATTTTCTGGCGTTACATACATTGGATCGCCGTATCTTCTGTTCCTTTGGGCATGTTTTCCACAAAAGCCAAAGCCTCCTTTGCTTGTGTCAATTAAACAACCCTCGACAGAACATATTGTTTTTTCTTTTGTAAAAATAATTTTTGCTCTTTCTCCGGACAATTCTTTAGCCAAACAGCCACACGATCTTGTTTTGCCATGCTTTAAATTTGTAGAAACAACGTCTTTTTTATTTCCGCAGGAACAAACGCAAGACCAAATTACGTCACCGCTTTTTGCTCTTTTGCCAGAATCACAAATAACGGTAAGCCTTCCAAAAAGTTTTCCAGATATGTCATTAATTTTCATTTGTTGCACCTGTAGGTTAAATGATTAATGGGTTATTGTACCCATTAATCTGTCATCCAACCACCTTCGCACCAAACATTTCACGCATATCCTCAACAAAGCGATCACCAGAGGCACACGCTTTGGGGTTGGCTACAATTTCAGTGCTTTCAAACGTATCAAAGCTGCTCTCGCCATTCTTGATCTCGCCATCTGGAGTCAGCCAGATCACGCCATGCTCAAACGGTTTGTAATCCCAAGGCACGAGATCAGGATGCAGAATATGGCTGGAACATCCGGAAAGTTGCGCTGTAGAATCCGGAATAGTTGCATCCCAATGCGCACAAGACCAAGTGCCATCACGCTCGGCTGTGCTATGCGCACAGGTGCGGCAATTGACCTTTTTAGTCAGCTTGCTGCCGTGGCACAAGTCTTTCGCACTGCACCAGCCACACTGATACCAGCTTGGATCAGTCGAAATCGGGGGCGGCATACGATCAGAGAAAATGATTTTCTCGGCTCGTTTCATGTATTTTTCATGCACCTTGGGATCAAAATCAAATCGCTCACAATGGATGCGCTCGTTGTCCTTGCAGACAAAGATGTACATTCCACGAGTCAACTTAAACTCGCCCATATAGCCATGCGCTTGCGCCCAATACTCTGGGTAAAGCTTTTCCATGCCATCTTTAAGCAACTGCTCAAATTTCTTGCCATTTATGGTCTTTACGTCCACCAAATGCGTGGTCTGTGGTGCTTCGGGCAAACCCGTGACCATTGCATCCAAATGACCACGAAAGTGACCACCATGAGCCTTTGTACCGTACTGCTTGCCCGTTACTGGATCAATTGCTTTGACCTCGCAGCCAATCGCACGCAAATCGTGAATGATGCGCTCCTCCTCACGATGTCCTGTGTCAAACAAGCGCAGCATCCGACCATCGAAAGTGTTGTCAAACGCCCAGCGAAACGACAGCCACAACTCACGCTCACACGGTCTGCCGATCTGCGACCAGCCAAGGTACTCACGAGGCTTTTCTGTCTTGCGCTCATACAGCTTGTAAATCTCGCTTGCCGTACTGACTGTTGGTTCTGGTATTTTCATTTTATGCACCAAGTAAATGGGTACTTGCCAATGCTTTCCCCATGTTAATAATTACTTCTTTACCCATGGCGGACTTGCCTTGCCACTACCCGCTGGCGCATCTGCGGCTGGGGGCGCACTGCCTTTCATAGACTTATAGCCCTTGACCTCGTTTTGCGCCTCATAGCCATTCTGAGCCTCACGGATGGCAACCTTGATGCCAACAGTGCCACCCACTAGCTGATCGGTATTAGCAACGCTTGAAAGACCCAGCGCACGCATAATCTCGCCCAATTGCTGCCGCCCAATGCGCTCGGCTGCCTCGCTCTTGTTCTGGATGTTCAGATTGCTAAAAATCACACGCCCTGTATTACTTGGTGCATCAATCTGAAGTTTCAACTTGATGTACTGACCCGTGCCATCCTTAGTGACTTTGACCTCTGCGTCCTTAATGGTCGCAATGTATTCGCCAGCGGGGATTGGAGCGTAGTCGTTTGTCTGCGCAGGAATGTCGTTGATGTTGATTGTGTCGATGCGTGCCATGATTAAATTTCCTCTTTAGTGATTGAGTAGCTGGGTCTGCCAGCCGTTGTGGTTACTGCTTGCAACAATACTGATGTGATATCTGGTGATGCCGCTTTCCATGCTTTCATGTCAAGATCAGCCTTCCAACGGAACAACTCTGTCAGATGATTGCTCATGCCATGCTCGGCGGCAACCTCTTGCAACAGGTCAGTGTCAACCTTGCGAGTCATGCGGGTTTGCACCTTAATCTCAAACTTGTCCGTGTCCATTACAACTGTGCCTTCGTTGGCAGGGTTGATCTCAAGGATTTTGGATAATTCATCCTCAATTTCACGGCGTTTTTTAATGGCTGTTGTTTCCTCCTCTTTGTAAATTGCCCAAAGACGAGCCAAGTTGTTTATGTTTGGGTTACGCATAATTACGCCCCAATCTTGGCAATCAATTTGCCAAGGTCAGGTTCTTCCCAATCAGCCAGCTTGCCTGAACGGTCTTTGGCAAGCCAGATGCCATCGGAGTCACACATCAAACTGCGCTGTGATACGCCATCAGCATCTTTCTCAACTCGCAGGGCAAGCACCTCATCAAAGAAGTATGGGAGTTGCTGACCCGTCTTGTTGCCCGGCATTGATGGGGCAAACAACAAACGTCCTGTCTCGTCCGTTGCCTTTTCGCACTTAGCGGTAAAGTAAACGTGCTTTTCTGGCAAATCACGAAACGCACGGATTAGGTCTGACATCTGCTCCTGCATATTTCCATACGCAGCACGAGGGTCTTTGGCAATTTTTTTCTCGTGATTTAAAACAACTTCGGCAATCTCGCTGATCGAATCAAGTGCCACTGAGTCAAAACCTTTTGCCTCGGCTGATTGCGTGAGCCAAGCATAAGCCTCCATAAGCGTGTCATAAGATGACACTTCAACAAATGGCACATCGGCATCGGCGATGGACAGCAAGCCACCCTCTGCGGATAAAACGACAGGATTCGGTAATGTCGGTATTAATGAAGTTTTACCTGCACCAGCGTTACCGTAGACAAGCAACTTCACGCCGCTTGCGTGTAAGCCTTTGGTACTCTTTAAATTGATAGCCATTTGGCTCTCCTAAAACATCGCTGTCGGGGAATCCGGTTGCGATTAAAGGAATATTAGCATAAAATTTGCCGTGTCAACAAAATAATTTAAAGGTCACACAAAAATGCTCTCACTTGATGAAATTAAACAACGGCTTAAGCCATACAACCTAAGAGCGTTATCCATAGAGGTTGGCATTGAATACAACGTGCTTTGGCGTGCCATTCGCAAGGAAAAGCCTGTGAAGTATGAGGTGGTGAAGCAATTGAGTGACTATTTACAAAAGAAGTAGATATATAATTCGTTTCCGAACAGCGGCTAGTCTTGGAGTCATGACCAAGGCGAAAACAGATCCCTCCCTGCGCCGTTGTTCACCTTTTCACTGGAGTGGGCAAGGAGCGGTTAATGATGACAACGATTTCCAAGTTAGACGCAGCATTGACTTACGCAAGTTGGGGCTGGCGTGTGTTGCCAGTGATCGCAAACGACAAACGACCAGCGACAGCGCACGGCGTACATGATGCGAGTTGCGATGCAGAGCAAATACGCAAATGGTGGTCTGCAAATCCAGAGTTCAATATTGGAATTGCAGCCGGAGAGGTTTCTGGCATCGTAGTGTTTGACATTGACCCACGAAACGGCGGCGATGACAGTTGGGATAAGTTCATTGGCGAGCATGGTGTTACACCAGATGGGGCGTATCAGTTGACTGCTGGGGGCGGTCAGCATTACATCGCTAACTGGCAAGATGGCATCAAGTCATGCGAGTTGCGCCCCGGCGTGGACTTGCTTGCCAACGGGCGATATTTCCTTGCCTCACCATCAACAATCAACGGCAAAACCTACGAATGGGAAGCCTCAAGCGATCCGTTTGATGGTGTCGCACCCTTTACGATTCCAGAGCCTTGGCGTGCTGCGATGGCTGTTCGCAAGGTGCTGACCAATGCGGCTGAATCTGGGCTAATCACAGGCAACAGAAATGCAGGACTGACTGCCATTGCAGGATCAATGCGTCACTATGGCTTGAGTGAACATGAGATTCATGCGGCACTAATGGTCGCAAACTCGACACGCTGCGAGATACCCTTGCCAGCAAGTGAGGTGCAGCAAATCGCACGCAGCGTCTCACGCTATGAGCCAGAGAGTGACATCGCTGCCGATAGCGCACTTGGCGCACAGGCAGCGAATCAATTGCTTGCACCCGTTCAGCTAAGTGACTTTGACTACTCGCCAGACACGCTCAAGGCTACTGAATACGTCATTGATGGATTTATTGGCATGGGGTTGACGATTCTCGCAGGAGAGCCGGGCGGGGGCAAGACTAGCATTATCGTCCCACTAATGGCTCATGCGGCTCACTTATGTGACAAGAATCACTTTCTCAAGCCAGAACTGCGCCGCCATGTGATTTACGTCTCAGAGGACACCGAGCAAGTCGAGCGTTGCATTTATGCCATGAAGAAGTACGGCAAGATCAATATCGACTCAGCCGAGTTTAAAGAGTGGTTTCACATCCGAGAGGCACATCGCTCAAAGCCGGAACACATCGCCAACTTGCTTGAGGACATTGACCAAGAGTTTACCTATAGGTTGGAGAACGGCTTTAAAGTTAAACCTGTAGTGATCTTTGATACCAGTAACGCCACGATTGAGATTGAGAACGAGAACGACAACAGCGAGGTCGGCAAGGTTATTGCCAAGATCAAGCAATCCGCAAACGGCTTGGCAGTTGTTGTGGTCGCACACACGGCGAAAGCACTCCAGCGCACAGACTTGGCAAGCCTGACCCCTAGAGGGGCATCAGCGTGGATTGGAGACGCTAGGGCAACGATATACCTGTTCAGTGATGAAAGCGTGCCAGAGGCTCGTTTCTTGGCTCTAGGCAAGCGTAGATTTGAGCCGACCTACACAGAGATTAGATTTGACAGCGAGACGTACACAGAGGTTGTGGCAACGCCTTGGGGCAGTAACCAATCGGTTGGCTTGCGTGTGGTGACAGCAGAAGCCTCAAGCCAAGAGGAACGCAAGGCAGCAGCCAAGGCGGGTAAGCAAGCAGCCAACAGTCTCAAGCAGCGTGAGCAGGAGTTGGTCATCCTCAATCAGTTGCGATCACTACCGAGAGATGAGTATCGCACCATGAATGAATTGATTGAGCAATTGAAAGGCACAAAGGTCGCACGCATGGATATTGTGCATAGTCTTATCAATCGTGGTGAGATTGAACAGTTCACGTTTGATGGAGAATCAACCATTCAAAAACGTCAGCAACAGCACAAAAATGGTATTCAGATTTCCTTAACTTATGAGCAAGAAAGTAATGGATAAGTTGAAAATCAAGTGGTACAAAGTGTACCGCATGAAAGATATGCTTATTAAATTATATTTAGTTTCATGCGGTACATTTCATGCAGTACTCCTTAAGGAAAAAAATAGCGTACCGCTTGACCTTGGTGGTCAGCGGTATGCAGTACGCAGGATCGTGTACCGCTTCTGTACCGCTTGAAAAAAGTGTACCGCTTGAATGATAAAAGGTGTAGAAAATGCTCATTATTGACCTACCATTTCCAAACAGCACCAACACGCATTGGAGGCACGCAAGGGGGCGAACTTACATCTCGCCGCAAGGTGTGGCGTTTCGTGAGGCAGTGGCACTTGCCGCTAAGTTACACGGCGAGAAAGCACCAGAGGGGAGGCTTGCTGTTGGAGTGATACTGTACCCACCAGACAGACGAAAGCGGGATATTGACAATTTTGCGGGAAAAAACTTACTTGATTCCCTTACATACGCTGGCATCATTGAGGATGACTCACTCATTGATCGCTTGGTCATTGAGCGTGGTGCTATCGTCAAGGGTGGCAAGTGTCGTGTCTATATATCGCAGCACATCGTAGACGCAAAGCCTGAACAGGAATAGAATTAAACCGCATTGAGATCATTGGCGTTAGCAACCAAGCCGAATAAGAGTTTCTTGGCAGGCACTCGCACTCTGGCAAACCCTGCTTTATGGGGCATCTCAATGCAACCACAGGATTATGATTATGAAAGAAAAGAAAACAAAAGAATATGTAAGACCATTAATAAGCAAGCCAAAGCAATATAAACTTGATGCAGCAATGCAGTTGGCAGCTAAACGATCAGGCATACAGCCTGAGTTAATCAGTATGACCAGCACGATTAAATTCTGGAGTGACCGCAATGGAAAACATGAATGATATTATTATTGAGATCATGGCACGCTTTGATCGCATTGAGGCAAAGATAGATAATATTATTAATATAATAGAAGGCATTGAGAATGAAGATTATGACGATGCTGATATTAACCCGTTTGGGCGAGAGCGAGATAATAACGAAACATTATGAGCGCACACGAATATCACCATTTATATAATACAAGTAAATGGCGAAAGATTAGAAAGAATCATATGGCGCATCACCCATTATGTATTATGTGTGAGGCAAGAGGTAAAATAGTATTGGCTACAATATGCGACCATATTATTCCGCATAAAGGTAATGTTGATTTATTCTATGCGGGACCATTCCAATCATTATGTAAGCTGCACCATGACAGCACTAAACAAAAGTCAGAACGAAGGCAAATAGATATTGGCGGCGATATTAATGGGCAACCAATAGATAATCGCTCACACTGGTACAGGTAGCGGTACAATAAGCAAAGCCAGATCAGTGCAGCAACACTGTCCGGCTTCTAACCAATAACCTAATGAGGGTAGGAAATGGCTACAAAGAATTGTATATGTAAATGTGAAGGATGTGGAGAACTATTTAAACCTAAGAAAGCGGATAGGCTTAGGTTTTGTTCAAGAGATTGCGCATTTAAAAATATTCATTTAATACGCAATAACCCATTGAAAAAAGAAAAAGAATCATTAAAAAGAATTTCAAAAGCAAAACACACAACAATTAAATCAATATTTGTTCTTAAAGAAATAGCTGCTTTAATTCGGATTAAGGATAAAAACAAAAGACAATACGGAACATTAAATAAAAAGACTTACAATCATTGTCAATGTTGTTTTAATTTATTTGTGTTTACTATTAAAATGGGTATGCACCAAACTTTATGTTCTGATTGCAAAAAGAAAAAGAAAAAAGAACGGCAAAAAAAAGATAGAAACATTAGAAAACATAAAGGCAGAGCAGAAAAACACGGCGCAAAATATGAGCCAATTGATCCAATTAAAGTTTTTGATAGAGATAAATGGAAATGCCATCTTTGTGGCATTAAAACTCCAAAAACAAAAAGAGGTAAAAACGAATGTAATTCACCTGAGCTTGATCATATAATTACTTTTGCAGAGGGCGGAAGTCATACCTATAACAATGTTGCTTGCTGTTGTCGTAAATGTAATCAACAAAAAAGCAGCAAATCAAAAGGACAATTGTTTTTGATTGGTTAAAAGGGGAAGGGGTGCAAAAAAACTCTAAGGTTTTTATCGCTAGACACCTGACGCTGCACTCTTTTTCATTGCGTGTTGCACTCTAACAAGGTAATTTTATGGCTATTCGTAAGC